TAGGGTCATTTGCCCTATATTCAATCTTATATCCGTCCCTAGTTGCTTCAACTTTATAAGACGAATAATCTCCCTGTGGAAAATTAATTACTGGATACTGCGGTCGAACAGCATTCAACAAATGACCGAGAATACCAATATGAGCAATACCAAATACCACACCTAATCCAATAGCAATATTCTTTGTAGAGAATCTCTTTGGTGGTGTGGGTGGAATTACTTCTGGAACATCAGTCTTTTTGTTGAATGCCATTTTACTGACCTTGTAATTTAATATCCAAATCTTTTAATTCGGAATAATATTCGCAGGGATATTCAATAGCAATTGGTTCATCATAAAGCATCATATCAGTTCGACAAATCCCATTGCCGATTTCCATATGACCAACAATAAACATAGTTAAGAACATCATGGCATTAGATAGTAGGCATTACAGGTGGTTCGCCGTCCTTCTTAGGAGCAGCAGTTGAGATTTGAAGAGGTGCCTGTTCAATACGAATCGTTTGAGCAGGAGCAGTTGCGGCAGCAGCAGCAATCAGTTTCTCCAAATCTGCCTTAGATACACCACCAGAATTACCCATCTTCATTGTTCCGTCGCCAGACTTCTTAGCAGTCTGAACACCGAAGGTAGCTAAAACTCCAGTGAACACCGATGCGATAAAAGTGGGATCAAGTTTCTGCTCAGGAATACCAAATGCAGCAGGAAGTTTAATGTAAGCAAGAGTTAAAATACCACCAGACCAGACAAGAATACCAAGTCTGACCATTGTGCTAATTGCTTCCAACTGACCTTCATGATCAGTAGCAGCATCTCTTAGTTTAGCAAATGGACCCTTCTTTTTTTCTTCTTCCTTTGCTTCTGCTTTAGAAACTTCTTTTACTTCTTCTGGCATTATGTGTGAAATAAGGCACTGCTATTTAGGGTGCCAATATTTCAACAGTGATGTTTGAGTTTTGTATTTGGTTATATCTTTTACAAAGGGTTTCACTTGATTCGTGTTCCCATCGATGATATGCACTTTTTAGGGATTTGACGTAATCAGTACCACCACAACCTACCATTTCTTCGGCAACGATGGTCTTGATTAACACATCTCTCGTTAAATGTGTCATATGTAAATTCTTGTTTCCAACAATAAATTCTACATTATAATTCTTAAGAGAAATCAAAGAATTTATCTTGGGTGGTCTTCCGAAAAATTTCGGATGTTATTATTTAGTGATATATCCCTCTTCACGTAACCACTTTTCAGTCAAAGGGGTCGGTTTATACACCTCCCACATTTTACCATTAGCACAAGCATCCAGTGCTTTAGCAGTCATTCCTTCAGTTCTTCCTGCCCATCCCGCCTCTGCTTCCCAGGGAACAGCAGATGCTGGGTAAGACCGTTCTGCCATTTCACGGTACATTGTAGGTACATCTTCTTCAGGATTGATAATGGCAATCAAAGAGTTCTTAATAGTACCTGCCATACAATCCTGTGCTGCATGCCATCCCTCATGACGCATCACAGACATCAATACACCAGGGCGACGCATGTAAGTCTTATTCAGGAAGAAGTTATTACTTACAGTGTGATAGACACCACGATGTCCAACAGGAAAATATTTTTCATCTGCTAGAAACACCTCAACTCCGACCTTATCAAGGGCAACGAGCATTCTACCGAACTCGTCAGCAATGATACTATAATCACTATCGGGATAAACATTAGCAATAATGCTGATATCTTTGACTCGCTGGACATCTTTGGTGCATTCGCGGACAATCATACACCCCATTGAGTCCATAGTGTAATAACCCTTGGTGATTTTAGAGTTATCGGCAAAAGCAGGAGTTCCCACAGAAACTGCTGCCAGCATAGCAAAAATAGTTTTGATCATGTGAAGTATTTTTTATAAAGAGCAGATGCTTCAAGATGTTTACCACTATTGGTAAGTAATTTGATTCTATCTAGAATCTTCTTTTTGAAAACCTTAGACGTTACCTCCATCTTCATCTCCTATGTATTCTAGTGAAATTACATCAGTACTTTTAATCTTTGGGTTCATCCATTCCTTGAACTCACAGTGTACAGCATAAGCATTATCTATGTCATCTTCACAAAGAATATGAATCCTATCAATTACATAATCATGTATCTTGTATAGGTTTTCTTGTAAAGTTACCATAGTCCTTACGCATGTAGCGACCTAGAATATTACTATTATAATAGGCAGGACTTCCGTCGTCAAGTGCTTCTGATAATACATTGTTAAGAAACAATTGTTTTGTTTCTTCAAAGTTACAATTGCCTTTTGTATCGTGAATACTCAGTATTTCTCTACTGAAGATCTCTTTGCCATACTTTTTTATATCCTCCTTTAATTCTGGGCAAGAACCATAGTACTTTTTCCAATCTGATTCTTGTTTTACTTTTCTTTTCTTTCCTGGTGGCTTTCTAAAGGACCAAAAGTATTTTCTACCGATGTACCGTTTACCTGTTTGTAAATTAGTAATCCTGTAGACAAAACCATACAAATCGTTAATGTCCTCAGATAGAAAAATTCTACCTTTAAAAACCCATGGGTTTTCATAACTCATACTTTAAAATTATATGAGCTATTATTTATCTTTAACCGGGACAAACCTAGTCTATTCACAATCAAGGTTTATGTCAAGCCCTTGATAAATAATCAATAAAGAGTTATACTGATGTCGGTCTACGTCAGAAATTTAACAATAAGTTCTCATTCTGATTTTTCAGAAAACTTTGAATTGTATCAGTTAGGTGGTCTACCTACAAATCTGTCTGGATACACAGTAGAGTCTCAAATGAGAAAGCATCCAGACAGTTCCACTGCCTATAACTTTACTGTAGGTATTACCAGTGCTGCTGATGGTAATTTGACCTTATCGATGACAGATAGCGATACTTCATTGATAAAACCTGGAAGATATGTATATGATGTAATGGCAACAAGACCTAATGGTGATAAATTAATTGTTCTAGAAGGAACTGTGAATGTGAGAGCAGGATTTTCTACTAACTGTCCATAATGTCACAACAACCAACATTTATCGTAAATCTGTTAATGTATACAGGTTGCGACTTTACTCAAACATTTGTATTAGAAGATACTCAGTCAAATTCACCAAAGAATCTGACTGGATACACTGCGTGTTGTAAAATGAGACGCTACGAAACTTCTAGTGAAGCGGGAACCTTTACAGTTGACTTTGGTAATGATAGAAGAGGAGGACGTTTAGAAATTATAATGACAAAAGCAAATACTATTAACTTGAAAGCAGGAAAATATTTTTACGATGTCGTACTACAAGATCCTAACAACGAAAGGACAAGAGTCGTTGAAGGAACCATTTTAGTTAAGAGAGCAGTTACTCGTTAGTTTTGCTTACTTACTGGTCTACCAGCATGTGATTTCTTCCACCAACCATAAGCATCCATGGTATTTGGATCGCTATTTGGATTTGGAATTATATCTTTAGTGGGATCATCTTCTACTTTTACCCCCTGCCCCTTTCCTTTCTCAGCATCAAGAATATTCTTTGTAGCAACTCCAAGACCTAATCCAAGTGTTCCAAGGGCAGCAATTTTACCTGCTGTTCCAAGAGGTTTTCTTGGTGGTTTTGGAATGTTTCTACCAGTTACTTGAGTTTTTGGTTTGCCAAAAACTCTCTTCATGAAACCAGTATTGAATAATCCACCTCTGGTCTGACTGCGAGTGATAGTAGTGGTTCCAGATCTGCCGAAAAGACCTTTTAACTTACCTGCTTGCCTTAATGCCCAAGGAGCAATTCTTGTTAGTGCTCCAATTCCCTCACAAACGGCATAGAGATCACTATCATAGCTAACACTCTCAGTAAGAGTCAGTGAAGAAATCACTTTCTCAGCAAGTTCTTCATCTTCAAGAGTCCAGAATTGAATAGTCTCATCAATAGTGTATCCACTCTTCAGCATAGCATCAGAGGTCTCAAGTACAAACTCTTCAAAAGTCTTCATTGAGAATGTATTTTTTCTTGGTTTTGGATTTGCTTTTTCCGCCTTTCTCTTAGCAACAATCTTATCATACTGAGACTTAGTTACCAAATTCATTGCTGCTGGATTATCCACAACAACAGCAGTTCCTGCCTTATTCAATTTAAAAGAAGCAGTTTGCTGCTTATTTTTAAGATTATTCGCAGTGTTCTGAACCTGCTGTTGATTTACTCTAGGTCTTTGTGCTGGTGGTTTCATGGTCTTATTAAGGACCTTAGTAGCAAGTCCTCTAGCACCTGCGTAACCAGCAATACTGCCAGCAATACCACCAAGAGCACCGCCTATCAGAGCCCCCTTAGGACCTAAGAAAGAACCAATCTTTGCTCCAAGTGCGAGACCTGCCTTAGCACCTGCCCATCCGCCAGCTGTTCCCGCACCGACCTGTGCGGCAGTTCTCTTAACTGACTGACGCTTAGAATATCCAGCGTCTCTAGCATCTTTGTAGGAAAGTCCAACATCTGCGATAGCAGCAGCAGGACCAGCAACACGACCAATACCACGGAGAGCACCTTTGACGCCCTTAACAGCAGGTGAAGATGGTTTATATGAGTAAGATCCTCTGCGACTGGTTGTAAATCCTGTTTGTGTACGCAAGTCACGAAAAGTCATTTTCTGACCTTGTGACTGAGGTTTGGTAGGTGATGGTTTTGCTGGTGGTTGAACGAAATTAGTTTGACTTGAAGTGACTCTAGCAGCACCTGTTGGTTTGGTAGGTGATGGTTTTGCTGGTGGTTGAACGAAATTAGTTTGACTTGAAGTGACTCTAGCAGCACCTGTTGGTTTTGAAGGTGCTTGAGTTGTTGGTGGAGTTCCTAAATTTAAAGTTTGTGAAGTTTTTGTCTTTGTCAGAGTGGCAGTTCCACCCTGAGAAGTACTAGGTTGTGTTGGAGTGCTACCGCTGCCACCACGACCACTACCAGTACCAGAACTTGGTTTGCTGCTAGATGGTGCTGTACCACCAGCAGACGGTGGTCTTTGAGCAGCAGGAGCATTGAACGCCCTTTCTAAAGCACTTCTTCTAGCATCCTCCAACGACTTAAATGCCGCTTCACGTCTTGCAGTTTGTGGAACAATATCTCTATAACGACTAGTCATAGACTTATAAGTCTTTCTGACTTTGCTTCTTGCTGGTTTATCACCAGCAGCTGCTCTACTCACAAGATCATCAACAGTCTTTGCTGATTGTCCTGGATTTTTTACACCACGTTTTGATGGATTATAATCAGCATCGCCATATCCCCTAGTTACACTTCTAGTAGCATAAGTTTGAATACCTTTTGCTGTTGGTACTCCAGATTGTCCGATATAACCTCTTACACGACCTTTCTTAAAGGTTTTTAGTTGTGCTGCTGTAGGTGGTTTATTTACTGCTGCTCTTTTTCGCTCCAACTCTGCTCTGCGGGATTTTAAAGCTTTGGAAACTTCTGCTTGCTTAACTCCTTTTGGTTTCTCTACTGCTCTAGTCGCTTGTGTT